GCTGATGGAACGGATGTTCCAGCATCTGCTTTTCTAACTATGTACCAATCTGTTCTAGCTAATTCGGTAGCTGCTTGTTCTTTAATATTTTTAATTCTAATTGTTTTTAAACCAGGTATAACTACAACTGGATCTAAATCATTGCCATCAGCATCGGTAGCGTTTGCATCCGCATGAGCTTTAGCTGTTGCGTCACCATAAGTTGCAGTTACCGTTCCCGCATCTGCATCATAAGTAAAAGTTTGATTGGTATTAATATAATACGCTTCGTCTTTTTTCTTAGCGTTGTTTTGAATAACTTCAAAAATACCTATGGCATTTCTTTGAGCTTCTGTCCATACAGTAAAAATATTTTGTGGATATTGAATACCTCCAATAGTAATACCACGATTACCACTTAATGTTTTTGCTATTGATCCGTCTGTTATTAGTGCATACATAATATTAAGCCCTTGTTAAGTTAAGGTTCCTTCCAACTTCTACCCAATGTGAATTATGATATCTAAAGGTAAATAAATCACCCTTGCCTGCCGTTGTTGTAGCCGTCGGGGCTGTTCCCCCTGTAAACTCGAATACAGCATTCCAGGCAATAGTTCTACTTCCTGTTCCATCTTGAACACAAAGAATAGAGATATACTGTCCTGTTGTAGGATTTGAAGGTGCATCAAAAGTTACATTAGCTGTTAGTACCACTGCTGCAACTGGAGATGCTCTAACATCCCAATCTTGAGTAGCATCAAACGATAATGTAGCTTCTTCTAAATACACACCACCTGTTATTTTTGTTAAATTATTTGAATCTGCTGATAATACTTTTGATGCAGCACTTGTACCAAGTGTTGCAAGGTCACTGTAGTTTATTTCTGCTGCTGTTGCTGTTACGTTAGTTCCAGCAAGTGAAAAAGTTCCACTGATGTCACAAGTACCATTAATATCTATCGCAGTTGCTGTTAAATCTATTTCACCGCCACCTGCAATACTTAATGTAGATCCATCAGAAGAAATATGTTCACCACCACCTGCATCATATAAATATAATTTAGCTGCACCTCCTAAGACTAAATCATCTGTTGATGTGTCCCATAACATAAAAGCACTTGCTGTATCTCCAAAGAATTTTATGTCATAGCCTTGGTCATCTGCACCAACTGTAAGTGTTGCATCTAATTGAACTGCACCATCAATGTCGACAACATCCAAATTAGCTGTACCATCAACATCTATGTCACCAGCAAGATCAATTCCTGCAGCTCCTGCTAAAACTAAATCATCTGCGGACGTATCCCATAACATGTAAGCACTTGCTGTATCTCCAAAGAATTTTATCTCATATCCCTGATCGTCTGCACCAACTGTTAAAGTTGCATCTAATTGTACAGCGCCATCAATATCAACAGCGTCTAAATTTGTAGTTCCGTCTATATCTGCATTTCCAGATATATCTAAAGTTGCTGCATCTAGCTCACCTGACAAAGTAATATCAGTAGCACCAGTAATAGCACCATTCAGTGCAACAGCACCATTAATATCAATTGTTGTTGCAGCAATTTGTATTTCTGTGTCTGCTACTAAATCTAATTGACCATCTGTACTTGAATGAATGTATAAAGCTGTATCATAAAAACAAAGTTTATTTGTGCTATTTAAAGTTAAACCAGTTCCATCAGTATGGGTTAAAGTTGTATCTTGATCAGCACCAAATTTAATAACTGAACTGTCTGCTAAAAATAAATCTGAAAATTCTAATGCAGAAGTACCAAGAGCTACACCATCTGCTGATGAAGGAGCAATAGCACCAGTTGTTATTCTAACTCTATCTGTTCCACCAACTTCAATATCAATTTGATCATCCGTATCTGCTGTAATACTTGTATCAGCATCAGCATCTAAAATTAATTCATTACCATCTAAGTCATGTCCTGCAGTAGATCCAATACCTGAATCAACAAGATTTGGATTAGAGGCATGATCAGCAGCAGCATAAAGAAGTTTCGTTCCTTTATCAGTTGCTGCAAAAGTAACACTGGACCCTGAACCAGAAACATATTTAAATTGAACAGTGTAGGCACCAGATGTACCATTAACTACAATGTACATCTGTTGAACATCCAAAGGAATGGTTACAATTTGGTTGCCAGTGATTGTTCCTGTAAATTTTATAATTCTATGTGAAAGAACTGCACCAGTTGATCCATCTGAAACAGATAATGTTGTTGTATCAGCTCCACCCGCAATGTCTTGTTCAGTATAACCACCAGCAAGTTGTTCTATAATTTGTAAATTGGTATTGGTTGTACTTCCCCATGTACCGGCATTTTCGCCGGTTGTCATTTTCTCTATACCTAATCCTGTATATGTTGATGCCATTAAGCGCTCCCTACAAATACTTCAACATCACATGCTGCTGTATCTGTATCCACTGTTATATCTACTAAGTCAGAAAGACCTGAAGCTAAAGCCGATCCTGCTGCCTTCATCGTATCTACAACGCCACCGCTATTATCACCTGGATAAATAAACGAGTGGCCTGCATCTACTTTCATTCTAAATTCTGTATTGTCTTCATCTCTAAAAGTTAACGCAATATGATTTGATGAATCTAAATTTGTAATTCTAATATATCTTACATCACCATCATCAAACATTCCTGCAACATAACCAACTTTATTAGCAGATACACCTACTCCGCTAATAGCTGATATAAATCCTATTAAACCACATTCTGTTGTTGATGCGGTTACAACTCTTTTTGTAATTTCATTAACACTAGAAATATCTAAAGATCTTTCCGATCCATAATCTATGTTGTTGAGAGTGATTGCTTCTTTGACTGTTACTGTTAATGTTGCCATAATTTAATTCCTTACGGTGTCTGTTGAGGAACGGGTATACGAGGTTCGCCGTCTGTATAATCGTCTCTTCTTCTTCTACCTAATTGTTCTCCACCGAATTTTTGTACTTCGGTTTGATATTTTTGTTCGTATAATTGTAGCATATCCACGGGATCTTTTAAATAACTAAATGCTTCCACGAGACATGCATATAAAAGTCCATTTCCAAAATTTAGACTTAAATAAGTTGTTGTATTTGCTGAACTCAATCCTGTTGGTCTAGCATTATAATGAATTTTGTACATAAAAGCTGAACTTGGAGTAGGCACAATTGTAACTCTTCCTGAAGAAGTTGCACCACTTCCCTCTGCTCCTCCTGACATAGCATAGTATTTTGGTGTGCCAGTAGTAGTTTCAGCTGCATCATATTCTCTTAAAAAACTAATATCTTTCTTCTCCAGCCAGCTATTAGCTCCAGTTGCAGCAGTTGTTGAAGTATAAACTTGAAGACCTCTAACAAATAAAGTTCCCGCAGGAGCATAAACATTGTCTTTTGAAGCTGTTAAATTTCCAAGCATTTCTTTTCGATCTGCATCAATTGGAATATCTCTTTGAATTCTAAGTTCTGAATTATCAATAAATTGATCTGTAATAGTACTAGATAATACAGAAGTTCCAACTTCAGTGTAATTTAAAATTGCTGTTGTAAGTGTTGAATATGTAAATCCTGCCATTATGCACTAAGAGTTGCTGGTCCTATTGAAACCGGAAACCCTCCTCCTTTCACGCTACCTGCTGTTGCAGTGTTTGTGTTAACTGTAAAATAAAACCAATCCGTTGTAAAATCTGTGTCTCTACTACCGCTAACATACTTACCTGTAGTAATAGCATAACCTGAAGCATATGCAATATTTGATCCTGCTATACCATCAAAGCTGCCTGGATTACCATATCCTGCAGAACCATCCGAAACTGTTGGTGCTCCTCTAAATCTGTATGTTGATCCATTTGTTAGCCCATGATTCGGTGCATGAACATTAATAATGCCTGATGAAGCTGCATACGTGGTAAATGGATTAGGAATTAATAATTGTGCTACAGTATTTTCTGTTCTATCTGTTCTAGAATTTTGTAAAGCTTGTGCATCTCCACCATGAGGTCTTGGCTGTAATTGAGGTTGTTTAGCTTCATATTCAGATTTATGAACAAACATTCCATTCCATTCTCTAACCATTTCATTATATGGAAAAGCCATTCCTGATCGGTCTGATATTGCCTGTGCGTATTTTCCTCTTGCGTATGCCATTATATATTCGGATAGTAATTCTTCGGAGTTATATAAGTACTAGCTGAAGAACCATCTTCTGCTAATGCTCGTGTTAATTCATCTTCATACAACAATTTCATTTGTTGTACTAATTGTGGGTTAAATTTTTGTGCTAAATAAAAAGCTAAACCTGAACACATACAAGGTACAAATCTGTAAGGAACATCAGATGCATCTGTATAAGTTGCATCTGCATCTTGAATTCTTTTAACATAATAAATATGTAAATCTTTTGAAGCTGCAGCAGAATTTGCAGTTGGGTAAATTGTAACAGTAGTTTTATCTACAAATCTTTGAACCCAGTATTGAGAAGGAGTTCCTTTTGATAATTTATTTGCTAATGCAGAATAAGTTGCTCTATCTATTTTAGTTAAAGCTGAATCTGCTTGTGTTGTTTCAGTTCGACCTGTTCTATAAGTTGCTTCAAGAACATCCGCTATTCCATAAGTAGAAGATCCACTTGTACCACCAACTGTTACTGAAGAAGTTCCATCACCTGATGCTCTATAAAAAGTATATTCAGCTTGACCTTCGATGAGATCAATATTGGTATCGCCTACTTCCCAGTAGTGCAAACCTCTATTGCCCCATTCTTGAAAAAGAATATTTAAAGATCGTCTTGCTGTTTTTAATTGATATCCAGAAGTTACTTGTGAACCTATACGCTCATAGGCTTCATTGATAATTTCATCGACAGAAAACGTTTTGTCAAAAGTGACTGTTCCAGAAGTAGTATTCGCCATGCGCTACCTCCTAATATAACTTCTTAAATTCTGCTATTACCGTATACATGTTTCCAGAATCAGCGGCACCTGGAACTACAAGATTAACATCACTTTCATTAGTATTTGATGATTTGTCAGTTTTTAATCCACCAAATTCTCTGAAGTCCCAATAACCTGATCCTGTTAAACCAATAATAGGTATATCACCGTCATCATCTTCTTCATCCATACGAACATAAGAATCTCCACCATCTCCAGTATCACTAGAAAACCATACTCTTTGTAATACTAAGTGAAGACAAGATGCTCCGTTCTCGTTTGTTGCCATTGCTGAAACATCACCAAAAACTGTTGTTGCACCACTTCCGTCTGATTGATTTACTATTTTAATGACCACTCTTGCATCATTTTCTTGCAAGATAGTTGGTCCTGTTACTACGTCTGCCATAATCCCTCCTTAATCAAGATTACTAGATGGGGCCGAAGCCCCATCATATTTTATTTATTAGCCGTTATTGTAATCAAAAGCTGCGCCCCAAATTTTAATAACTAATTTACCTGCTGTGTAAGCAGCTTCAGTAGCTGTTCCACAAGTTAGGTAAACATATTTTAGTGAAAGTGCTGCTAAAGTAGCTCCGGCATCATGTTGTTGTCTCATGCCAAGAGTCCAGTCACCACCATTTACAACCACTGTTGGAGTTGATACCGCTGCATTTTCT